CCGCTTGGTCGCTTGCATGAGGTCGGCGTAGTCGAATATCAGCACGTCCGGGAAAAAGCCGTACTTGTTGCGCACTAGGTTGATGTGTTCGCGTATCGTCGGCACCGTGCAGCTGTAAGCCGGGTAACGCTTGACGATGATGGACTCCTCTGATAGACCCTCGGCTAGGTCTAGTATCTTGTCGTACGCCGTGCCTTTCTTGCGCTTTAGCTCCTTTTTGCTCATGCGCGTCATGGACATGAAGTAGCGACGCTTGATGATGTTGCTTCCCAGCTCGAACGTGTAGTGCGCCACGTTGAACCCGGACAGCGCAGCGTACTTGCCGATGTTGACCAACGATGTCGTCTTTCCCTTGTTAGGTGGTGTGATAACGACGCCCAGTGTCTTTCGGACGGCTCCACCACCGAGCTTCTCGTCTAGCTGCGATAGCCCGGTCGGGATGAACTGCTCCTTCACGTCAAGCTCCTGCAGTATCTTCTTCTTGTCGCGCCAAAACAGGTCACCGATGTCGCCGTCCGCGAAAGACATCATCGTCGACTTCACGTTGTCGTATATCTGGTCGTATTCCCCTTTGTCAAGTAGCACCGTGCTTTGCAGCAGCACGTCCTTGATGCGTGTCTTCTTGACGAAGTCCTTCAACGAGTCCTCGACGAAAGCGATGTTCAGGACCGGGTCGTCGTACAACGGGTGCACCAGCTCCTCGACGTCCTCGATTAGATAGTTCTGCCGCTCCAAGTACATCGTGAACGAGTCACGCGACGGAGTAGAACCGTACTTGTCGTAGAACGCCAAGGCATGGCGCACGATGTCGGACTCCGACTCGTCCTTGAACATGCCACGGTCCACGTACGTGCGGTACCGCTGCAAGAAGGACGTGTCCTGCAGTATCGCTTTTGTCAAGCTGGTCTGAAACTCAGGTGCGAGGACGCTCATTCACCGCTCCTACGTGGTTGTCGTCACCTTCCTTTTTGTTACGCTTAACGTACCCGTCCGCTTGCCGCTGGAGGTTGACCTTCAGCTTGGCGTAGTACGTCCGGGCGAAGAACGTCGCGTCCATGCCCAGCGCTTGTGAAGCCGACATCATGAAGTGCCACGCGTCAATCAGCTCGACACGCGCTTTCCTAACGTCGGCGAGTTCCTTCGACCACCACGTCTCCGGCAGCTCCTTCAACAGCTCCTGCAACTCCTCAATAGCACGAGCCACGAAGCGCCGGGTCCAGTCGACCGGGCCAGCCATCAGCGGCATTTCGTTATACTGCACCGCTTCGCGTCGCAGCTTCTCCATTGTCAAGTTGAGAGGCGACAGCGTTTGGTCCGACAGCTCGGCGTTGCACGCCATCATGGTCGCGAGGTTCCGGTCGTCGAACGAGATACCAGCGTGGTCCGGCTCGTCGTAGAGGTCCTCCATGGCGCGAGCCACTCGACCGTCTATCGATTTGTACGTTGTCAATTCGAACGGTGGCAGACCAGCGATGGCCGGGATTTCCTCGGTGTTGTCAATCACCGTGACCGGGACCACCATCCGGGCGTCGGTACTGGCAGCGTGCGCGTTCCGCATCATGAGTTCTTCCAGCACGCGCAGCTGGTTTTGGTCGTCGGTTATCATCCGTGCGTTCATCAGCGACTCGGCCTTGGTCCCGGCGTCGCGCTGGAAGGCACGCGCCCGGCGAACCGTGTCGTCGCAAGTGTAAACGAGGAAGATGCACGCGACACCTTTGTTGTACACGAAGTTCTTGTACAGCCACTGCACTTGATTCGGCGTCCGAGGGAAGCCGTCAACGAACGCGGTCATGCCGGGTTCTAGTCTGTCAATAGCGTCGCATATGTACTCGCGGACAAAGGCCTCGGTTTCCTTGGGTGCGGTAGGGTTGGAAGATTCGGCCATCTTGTCAGCACCGAACTTCTCCCGGCACGCCTGACCGGGGTAGACGCCGACCAGTCTATCGTCGACGTCCACGAGGCCACGGATGTGCGAGGTCTTGCCAGCTGCGACGCGACCGATTACGAACACGATGTTCTTTTTGTCGCCGTGAAGCATAGCTCCTCCTAGAGTACCACCATGTCACCGTTTTTCGCTCCGGTGCCGAGGTGGCTGATTTCAGGTTTGTATTTCAGGTCTGTCACCCACTCCTTACCAATCGTCTCACTCAGCTCGTTGAGCCATATACGCGTTTCGACTGACAAGTCGTCCAGCTGCGTTTTGCCGAGGTCCTCAGCGCACAGGTGATTGACAAAGTTCACGAACACCTTCGTCGGGCGGCAGCACCGCATGAACTTCCGGACCTGCTTGTGGCTGAACGTGAAGATGCGCCGCACCTTGTTTGTGACCGTGGTCCTCTCTGTCAAGTCCTCCTTCGACCCGGACGTCTTTTTCAGCGTGTCGAAGTCGATTTCCTCGTGGTCGTCATACCACGGGCCGGAGTGGCCGATTTGGTTGCCGTCCGCGTCGAACATGTTACCGACTCGAATCGGGTAGGTGCGCAGCGTGCCGTACACGTCGCCCAGCCACATCGGAGGAATACACGCGTTGTTGAGTATCGACATCGTGGTCACGTCCCTGCTGGTAACGAACGGGTATTCGTGCCCGTGGTTGAGCGAGAGGTCGAACCCCTGTGCTCCTTCGACTAGGACTGTGCCACCGATTGACAGGTGCTTATGCGTCAACTCGGTGGTGTCGCCTATCCACTGCGCGAGTCGCGGCTCGTCCTTGGCCAGCGTCGCCACGCGCATCACCTTCCGGGACAGCGAACCGCCGCAGCCCTTCAACGTGCTGCTGATTCGAGCGAGGACCTTGGCTTCGTGCTCCCGGTCTTCCTCGGTTATGACGGCGCAGTGTGGATGAATGGTCAGCCTGTCCTGCACGCCGAACTCCTCGACTTCCTTGAGTAGTCGGTCCACGGTGATAGCGCCACCGGGGTTGATTGCCAGCTCGCAGTCCGTGTTCACGAACGCAGTAGGCACTTGACAGCTGACATACTTCCTGCCGTCGTCGTCGACGAACGTGTGACCTGCGTTACTCATGAAGTCGCACGTCGCAAGGCTGACATCGTGCTGTAGCGCGAGGTAGCCTATCAGTTTTCCTTTCCCGGTCGAACCCCACTGACCATCGAGGACTATGTTAGCTCTTCCCTTTTTCATATCTGGTCCTTTACAGTGATTAGGCCGGGGAGGAGGTGGAAAGCAGCGAGCAAAACCACCCCCGGTGACGACGCACCGTGCGTGCGCCGCGAAGAAACCCCGGCCCGTTGTTATCGTTTCCTACTGCTTTTCGCAGCTGTCAATTCTTCGAGCGGAATGTCATACAGGTCCTTCTTGACCTTGATTTCCGCTACCTTGCTTTTCTCGTCGACTTCCTGAATGACGCCCGTCAACGTTTCGCCGTCGTCCTCGAACGTGACCTTGTCGCCTTCCTTGAACTCAGGCGCGTCGTCACCCTTCTCCCACGGAGCCTTGTCGCCGGAATCCTCGTCGTCGTCCTTGAAGTCGTGGTCCTTCTTCTCCTTCTCGTCCTTGGCGGCGTCCTTGGCTTTCTTCTGCTTGCGCGTCTTCTCTACCTTCGAGTCGTCGGTTTCCTCTGCAGCGGTATTGAGGTCGCTGTTAGAGGACCAGCCCGGTTCGAGCGCTTTACAGGTGAAAAGGTCCGTCACATCGTCCTGCAGCCCGGCGTCGAGGTCTTCGCACTTCTTCTCGTCGCGCAAGCGGACACTGTACATCTTGTCGGGTGATTCCTTGCTGTCCCGGTCGATGATGAAGTCCCGGCCATCCGCGCCTAGGATTTCCTCGCCGAAGTCCGGGTCCATTACGTAGTTGAGGACCGCGTTGAACACGGAGGACGGGAGCGCTGAAAGCTGCACCCCGGATGCGACGTCGTCGACGTCCACGAGGTTGACATAGAAGCGGCGACGGGCCGACAGCTGGCGACCGAGCTTTTGGTCGCTCTTGCTCTTGGAGCCGGACAGCTTCTTCGCTTCCTCGCAGTGTTCGCAGCCTGACCCGATGCAGTTCAACGAGCCTTCGTCTGTGAAGTGGCTGGCTACCTCGCGTTCGATTTCGTCGAACTGGTCGCCCACATCGACATCGCTGGACTTGTAGATGCCCTTGGCGAAGTCGTCCTCTGTCACCTCGTGCGGAAATGAAAAGATGCGGACGAGGTTCCTGCCGTCCTGCAGCCTGTGAAAGCTGCCACCACCACCACCCTTCGAGCGATTTTTCGACCGCTCCAGTCGTTTCTTGTTGAGAGCCATATGCTCCTTCTCCTTTGTAAAGTGGAACTACTGACGTTTCCGGCTTTTGCTTTTACGTGAGCCACCTGCGCTGTGCAGGTTGAAGACCGAGCCTTCGCCCACGACGTCCTGTATTTCTTCCAGCTGCTTGTTAATCTGCTCGTCCAACGACTCCCAGCCGATTTCGAACAGGTCGTCCGGGTCTTCGCCCTTCTCGCCCCGGACCTCAACGTGCGCGTCGATGCGGATGGATTCGAACTTCCCGACCGACACGGTCACTCCCTTTGACACTGACACCACAGCTATCTCTGCCATAGTACCTCCTTTTATAGTGATAACGCTCCTTCAAAGAGCTAGGTTTCAAGCTACTGGCTTCATTTCCGACCACCGCGCCCCGGCTTCCACGTCGACCTTGAGCGGTATCCGTAGGAAGCTGAACAGTCGCATGAGCTTCTCGGTCATGACCCACTTGACAAGTGCGATGATATCGTCATGCTCGTCCGGGTGCACGTCCAGCAGGACGGAGTCATGAATCTGTCCAATGACCATGCTCCGGTACCCGTGCTTGAGCAGCAACTGGTCGACGGTCGTCATGCTCCACATGTTGATATCGGCACCGAGGCTTTGAATCTTGAAGTTGGACGACTGCCGCTCCGCAGACTCGCGCTTCCACCACTGATTCGATGTGATGTCGGGCAGGTGCCGTATCCGGCCCAGCCTGTTTCGCACTTGTAAAGTTTCCTGCGCTTCGCGGACGTTGCGCCGGGTCCACGCCTTAATCACCGAGTACGAGGCCCAGTACGCGTCCAGCTGCTTTTTGGCCTCCTTCTCAGTGCAGTCGAGCTGGTTGGCTAGTCCGTGTTCGGTGATGCCGTAGACGCTGCCGAAGTTGATGCGCTTGGCGTACGTTCGGAGCTTCTTGTACTTGTCGTTCTTCCCGGCCTCGAACTCCTCCAGCGGCACGTTGTTGATTTCGCTGCCTGTCAGGCTGTGCATGTCGGTTCCATCCTCGAACGCCCGTATGAACTTAGGCTCCCCGGACTCGCTGCCTACCAGTCGCAGCTCCAGCTGCGAAAAGTCGGCTTGCATGAGCTGCCCACCTTCGAACCGGGACACGAAGCACTCTTTCACCAGCGACGGAGCCTCGTCCGTTCCACCCTTGATGTTCTGTAGGTTCGGCGACCGGGACGACAGCCGCCCGGTGACGACGTAGTCCTGCACTAAGTCAGAGAAGACTGTCTCCTCAGTCGATAGTCGGTCGGCGATTTGGTCGATGTCGCCCAGCTGGTAGGTGTAGCTGCGAATGTCGCATATGAGCTGGACCACCTTATGCTTCGATTTGAGCTTGTCAAGTACGCTCGACTCGGTGGACGGGTTCTTCGACTTCTTGCTGGTCTTGAGCACTGGCAGCTTGCACTCATTATAGAGCAGGTGCTGCATCTGTGGCGACGAACCGAAGTTGACTTCGGTGAGCTTCTTGTTCTTCTTCTTGAACCGGGCCAGCGTCCGGCGTACCTCCGGCATTTCGTCCAGCTCGGCCCTCGTGGCCGCTATCCTGTCTGTCAAGTCCTGTTGCACCTCGACCAGCTTCTCCACGTCGATTTGCATGCCACGCTCCTCTATCCGGGCCAGCGTGTAGACGGACGGATTGACGATGTTGCGGTATAGCCACTTGAGGCCCTCGTCCTTGAAGAGCTGCTCTATCTGTTCGATGTAGATTCGCCGGGTGCAGTCGCTGTCGCCGCACGAGTAAATGCGCATGTCCTCCGGGTCGGCCTTCCAGTGAGAGCCGTCGCCGTGCTCCGCGAGGAACTCCACCATCGGCGTATCGTAGCCGCCCATGTCAGTATACTGGTAGGCGAGATTTGACAGGTGGGAATCGCTGGCCTCGTGCAGCAGGTGATGTATCTGCTTGGTGTCGCCGACGATGTTGTTCGGCTCGCAGCCGAAGTGACGTATGGTCCACTTGATTTCGAACTTCGCGTTCTGCGCCACCTTCGGCACGTCCGACTCCATCCACTCGCGCACCTTGGCCTTTATCTTCTTTGTCAACTTGGAGTTGGTGCCGTGCTGCTCGTACTCGTCCCGGTCAAAGAAGTAGAAGCAGTACGCCTGTCCGTGCTCATACGACACTGACAGACAGACGGGAAGTCCGTCCTCCGGTATCAGCCCGGTAGTTTCGTAGTCGAACGACTGCACGTGGTCCGGGAACTCATGTATCAGGGAGTCGAGACAGTAGAGTATCTCGTTCTCACCTGTCAAGAGTTGGTACCTGCTGTCGTCGAGGACCGAGTGGTTGCCGAGCAGCTGATTCGTGATGTTCTTCAACTGCGCGTCATACTCTCGCTCCCGTGCCTTGTTCTTGGCGGCGTAGTCCGGGTGGAACATCGGAATGACCGTGTAGCCCTCGTGCTCGACGGTCCTGCCGACCCACTTCTTGAACTGACTCTTGCCTGTCAACGCGGTGAATACCGCAGCTCCGAGGGCCACGATATAGGTCGGTTTGCACTTGTCAATAAATCGCAGCGTGTACTTGCCGCACGCCGTGATGTCCTTCTTTACTGGCTTTTTCCCGTCCGGCAGCATGTAGTTGACGAGGTTCACGTATTCGACACTCATGCCGGACGCGTAGACCTTCCGCAACGACTGCCGCAGCTTGGTCATGGTTTCGGTCTTGTAGCCGTGGACGCCGTTATACGTCTTGACTACGTCCTGCACGAACAGCACGTCGACTGGCTTAGCAGTCGCGTATGCGTCGCAGCAGGTCTGGTAAATCTCGCACTCTCTGCAGCTCATAGGCCCTTCCTTCCTTTTGCACCTGCCGGGCTGTTTCCTTGATTTGACGCCACACGACCGACCCACGCTTCCCGTTGAACCCGGCGAGGAAGCTGATATGCTCATTCGTCGGTTTCTTCCCACGGGCAATCGCTCGAATGTAGAGAGCGAGGTAGCGCTGGTGCGGTGCGTTAACACGCAGCATCGTGATGTACAGAATCTCCAAGAACGAGCGCATGTCGGTGTGTCCGTTCTTAGGGAGTAGCTCACTTGGGATAACGCTCTCGGCGTTGACCGAGTTCAGCGTCACGTGGTCCTGCTTGCACTGGCGCAGGATGTCTATTTTCTTGTTGCGCAGCGCGACAAACATGAGGTCTTGG